ATATGGCCGTTGCATCATTAACACGAATGACAGTGCCCTTGGCAAGCGATCAAAGCGCGAGCAACCAAGGCTTGCTCATGCCCAAACTCAAATATCGCTTCCGAGTAATATTTGAAAACTTTGGTGTCAGTACACCACGAACAGAATTGACCAAGCAGGTTATAGACTTCAAAAGACCTACCATGACGTTCGATGACATCCCGATTGAAATATACAACAGCACATTGCATCTAGCAGGCAAGGGCAAATGGGCCGATGTGACCTGCAATCTGCGTGATGATGCGTCAGGTGCTGTCAGCAAGTTGGTAGGCGAACAGATACAGAAGCAGATGGACTTTCTGGAAATGGCCTCGGCTGCTTCTGGTATTGACTACAAGTTTACCACACGCTTCGAAGTGCTTGACGGCGGCAATGGCGCAGCCACACCGATTGTGCTGGAAACATGGGAATTGTATGGTTGCTATCTGAAAAGTGTAGACTATGGCAACATGGCCTACGCAGAAAGCACACCAGTGCAAATTGCCATGACTATTATGTTCGACAACGCCAATCAAACACCCAACGGCACAGGGATTGGATCGACAATTGCTAGAACTGTCAACGACGTAGTAACAGGATAATCAACTATGGCTTTTGGCCAGGATTTCCTCAAAGGCTTTTTTGGTGGGCAAGGTCTCAAAGACTACTCCCACGCTTCCAAGACCTTTCGTACCAATGGATATGAGTATGCACCACGGAACAAGTTCTTGTTCCACTGCTACTTCAATATCAACACGTCCGAAGTTCGTCCATTGCAGGCAGTGTTCTCAGAGACTGAAAAAAGCACAATTGGTCTCATGGTCAAGACTGTGGAACTGCCAAAATTCAAAATGGACACAGAGGTACTGAATCAGTACAATCGCAAACGTCTGATTCAGAAAAAAATCAATTACGATCCTGTACAAGTGACCTTTCACGATGATGGTGGCGATCTGACTCGAAGCATGTGGTACAACTACTATGCCTACTACTACAAAGATCCCAATCAACAGTATGGTGGAGCCAGCAATCAAAATGGCAGCAGTGGTGCAATTCAAAGCCTACCAGGATTCAGCTACAACAATCGCGATATCTATGCCAACGACCGTCCTGTCAACGACTGGGGGTTCATTGGTGAAAGCTACAATCAAAGCAACTCAGGCAGCGGTGGTGTTGGATCAGGTGGCGACCAAAGTTCTGGCAAGCCTCCCTTCTTCAAAGATATCACCATCTATGGCATGGACCAACACAAATGGGTCAGCTATGTGCTGATCAATCCACTAATTCAAAGCTGGAATCATGACATCTACAACTACAGCGAAGGCGCAGGAGTCATGCAAAATACCATGAGCATACAATACGAAACTGTGAAATATTACTCAGGTGCTATTGGTGCTGTGCGTCCTGATACCAATGTGAGAGGATTTGCTGATCCTGCCTACTATGACAACATAAGATCAGGCATATCTCGACCCGGCAGCACCAGCACAGTTCTGGGGCAGGGCGGTCTACTGGATGCAGGCATTGGTATTGTACAAGATCTGCAGAGTGGCGGCGTGGCAGGTGTGATTGGTGCAATACAAACAGCAGGCACAGCCTACAACACATTCAAAGGTGCAGATCTACGATCTATTGTGAATGAAGAAGCTAATCTTGCTCTCAAAGACGTATTGAGAAACAGTATTCCCGCAGCGGTTCGGCAACAACCCGGCGGCAACGGCGGGTTTGTGTTTCCACGAGACCCTGCATTTGTTCTTGGTAGTCAACGTGGTACACAAGTAATAACACTACGAGAATAACATGGGCGACACAGTCAATTCAGTCAATACCAACGTAGATCTCACAGTGAGAATCTTTGATCAATTCTACAGCTACGAACAGTTTGTTGCTGTGGAAGACTACGACGTGGTGTACAGTTTTTTGAGATCAGTGTTTACCACTGATCAAGCAGCAGGCAATTTCACAGTGGCATTGTTTAGAATTGCGGCTGAAACTAGAACCAACGTGCTGAGTATTCTGGCAACAATTGAAGGCCAAGGTCAGATGCAACTCACACAGACTCTGGCATACTATCTCAACAACATGAGAAGCAGCTCAACTCTGCTGGGATTTGGCGCATCAGTGACTCCCAACTTCTACACAGCAAGAAACGTGCTGCCGTGATCACTGGATTCAGCAATGACCAATTTCTCTAAGGGTGTATTTCAACCTAAAAATCCTGCCAAGTATGTAGGTAATCGTCCACCAACTTGGCGCAGTAGTTGGGAACAGGTGTTCATGACATTCCTGGACAACAACGACAACATCATGCAGTGGGGATCAGAATGTGTGGTGATACCGTATCGTCATCCGCTAGATGGCAAAATGCACAACTACATTCCGGATTTTCTAATCACATACCGTACCAAAAACAACACCACCCGAGCAGAACTGGTGGAGATCAAGCCCAGAAAACAAAGCATTATTGAAGAAAAAATGAGTTCAAAAGAACGTGCTATCGTGGCAATCAACTATGCCAAATGGGATCAGGCCACCAAATGGGCCAAACGCAACGGCCTAACCTTCAGGGTTATCACAGAATCTGATATTTTCCACCAGGGTGGCAAAAAGTAAGCAACTGATGCAGATTGGAATCAGCGGCCGCACCTGCCGCTAAATACGTCATGTCCCTTCCGACCAACAAAAAACTTGAGGCCTTGTTTGATTTGCCAACTAGTGCAGACTCAGACGACACAGTGGTGTACACTACTGAACAGACTCAAGCAGTGATGACCGAAATTGACACCACAATAGACAAGATTGATGCTGCTCTACCTGGTATTCGAGACCTTAGCTCGTCGGACACTGAGATGGATGATCTAGCTAAAAAAGCCACAGACACCTTTGATGAGCTAATGTCTTTAGGCATGCAAGTGGATTCAAGATTTGCTGCTGAGATTTTTGGTGTTGCAGGCACCATGCTGGGCCATGCACTCACAGCCAAAACAGCCAAGCTCAACAAAAAACTCCGGATGATCGATCTACAGTTGAAAAAAGCCAACCTGGATATAAAAATTGCAGACTCAGACACTGCACCAGCACAGTCGGGCCAAGGACATGTGATAACTCGCAATGAATTGCTGGATAGATTGCTGGGCGACAGAAACACAAATGCCAAAAAAGGCTAAATATCACATAGGACCCTAATATGAAAAAATTTCATCAATATCTTTCCGAAAGCGAACGCACATACAATTACCGGATCAAAATTCTGGGTGATGTGCCTCCAGGCTTCATCGGAGATCTCAAAGAAAAGCTCAAGCAATTTGACATTGCAAAAATGTCAGACAAAAAAACCACACCAGTACAGCACCTGCTCAAGGACTTTCCTGGTGCAGAAAACGAAATGGTAACGTCAGTTGATGTGAGCTTTAGATACCCTGCTATTGAGCCGCAGGTGCAACAGCTGGCTCAGTTGTTGGGATTTAACCCCAACAGAATCCGCCTGCTTACACAACCATACGTGGACAGCATTGACAAAGAGATCACAGATATTGAAGCACAAAACAAAGACCTGATCCGAGACACTGCTTATCCTGCACCTGATGCGGCTCAACGTGCCTTGTCAAAGGACTATTCTACAGGCCCATACGATCATGCAGTGTTGAAAAATGCATATCGCAGTGACTTTACTATTGCTGGTGGTCGAACTCCTCCTGCAAAAACCACAAATGATTTGCCACAGGGCAACACCAGCCCAATGACCAATATCAAACGTCAGCCCAAGCCGGCCACTGGCTACAACACAAGAGGATAAACCATGACATTTTTCTACGACCTAAACAAAAAACTTGACAGCATCCGTGCCACACCAGAAGTTAAAACTCAACAACTCAATGAGCGCGACATGGGTAAGCATAACAATGCTACCACTGGGTTTGCTGCATTGGCCAAAAAAACTGGCGGCGGCGAAAAAGGTGCTCGAATTGCAGGCGCACAGTTGGCAAAAATGCGAGCCAAAGGCCAGGTAGAAGAAGAGTTTGGACCTGGTACTACAGGACCTAAACAAAATCAAGCCGGACCATTGG